AATATTATTAATAAACAACTTATTCCAGTAGATACTAAAAAATATTTATTAATAAATTCATTAGATGAAGAAGAAGTAAATAATAAAATAGAACAAATTTATTATGATAATAAAGGTGTGTTTATTGATAATCGTCCTTTAATAGAAGAATCTACAACACGTGAATATGCTTTTGATAAGAGTTATTATTTATTAAGTAAAAATAATATTATCAATGAATTTAAATACGATGAATTATCTGGTTATTGGCAAAAATATTTAAAAGATTTCAAAGTAAATACGAAGCAAAATAATTTATTAGAGCAAGTTCTCTTTGCTATTCATACGAATAAAAATGTATATAAACAAAATAAAAATTTAAACATTCAAGATATGAAAAATGAAATTAGTCAAGAAATTATTTTTTCTATTAAAAATAAAAAGAATAAAGAAAAAAATAATAGTGAACAACATATTCTTAATAAATATCGATCTTTCTGTGGGAGTCAGGATTTAGATAAATTGGTATCACTGGAGCAACTCATAGGATTTATCAAAAACCAGAGTTATAATGGATGTATTGTGGATTTACATTATTTATCAAAAATATATTCTTTAAATATTATTGTATTAGATAAGCGTAAGCAAAAAGGACAGAATAATAAAAAGATAGATTATCAGCGTTTCTTAGATAAACAATCGAATTATTATTTATTGTTATATCGATCTCAAATTGGAACTACCAGTTTATATAATTTGATATGTAAAAATAAAATTTATATTTTTCATAAAAATCAAATACCTTCGGAATTTATGAATCTTATGATGTCTTTGGTAAATAAAAATAATAACAACAAGTAAATAAAATAGTTATAATTATTTGTTGTATTTCATGTATTTCTATATTTTCTATATTTTCTATATTTTCTATATTTTCTTCTTTTATTTTTGAATAAAATGATGGTTCATTAGTATGATCATTTTCAACATTTGCATTTTTTATTGGTATTTCATTTAGATTTTTTTCAGTAATGATTTTATCATCTACTTTTACTTCAACTTCTGTACAAGTATCAACTTCTGTACAAGTATCAACTTCCGTATTATCATTAACTTTTATAAGTTCTTGAACTTCTTCTTGAATAACTTGTTTATAAATAAGATTTTCTTCATTATTTAGTGTATCTGTTTCTATATTTTTCTGTTGTTCATATATAACCTTATGGATAATATTATCCATTTCTAATACTTGTTTGATATTATTAACATAATCTTCATCACTACCATCTGAATCATTATCTTCATCCTCTTCGCTAATACATTCTTGATTTTGTTCAGAAAATTTGTGCTTTAGTTTTTTTTGTTCCCACATAATTATTTCTTCATCGTGTTTACTATTATTAAAAGGTGCTTCTTCTTGTGCTCCTAATTGTTTTTTGATAGAATCCAGTAAAAAATCATAATTCACAAAATATAGTTTTTTAAAAATTATTGTTTTTAATTGAAACTGAAATATTTTTAAAACATTATTTATTTTATTTGGTACATAAGAAGTAAATTCTTCATATTTAATTTGTTTTATTGGAAAAATATCATAAAAATCAAATAAATAAATATCATTTTTCTCATTTTTTAGAAATAACTGCTTGTCATCATCTATTAAATAAATAAGTACATAACTTTTCATATTTTCAAAGAATATGGTTTCTATAAGGACAAAATGTTCAAAAAAATAAATTTGAAAATCATTATCAATTAAAAATTGTTCGCATTTTCTCAATTTTACCAAATTATTTTTAATAATACCCAGTTCAATTTTATCCGAAAATAAATGAACTCCTTCAAATAATTTATGACCTAATAGCGTATGTCCACATAAAAAATAATCAATATTATAATGTTCAAATAAATCATTCATAAATTTTATCATATATTTATTCGAAATTAATTTTTTTTCATGATGTGGTGGTACACGTATTTTAATATTAGATTGTAGAGATATTTCATGGGATATTCCATTTAAAGTATAATTATAATTATTTTTATTCATAATAGAAAATTAAAATTAAAATACTATATATAAGATTATTACTTAAAATTTAAATATCTTACTAATATAAATGAATTACCATATTTTTGATAATGAAGTTAAAAAGAAAGAAAGTCCCTTTGAACTAGCACAAGATGATTTCTGGCGACCTAAAATGTCAAATGATTCTAAGCCATTAAACAATAAACATGAAAATTATATTTTTGATAAAAATGCCAGTCTTTTTTACGAACAACAAAAAATACAACAAAGTCAAAACCAACAATATAATCAACAGCAACAAAATCAACAACCCTTTCATGATAACTTTATACAACCTTTAAGTACCCGTTTAGATCATACTTCTTATAGTCCTGCATCTTGCTTACCCACTTTTGAAAATTCACAAAATAATCATTGTGGTGTTCAAAAATCCATGCAAGAAAGTCAAATATCTAAATCAATTATGACTAATTTTGAAACATTAAATGGACATCAAGAAATTAATCACTTTTTAGAACGTAATCCTGTAAATACACGTCGCGATCAATTAGAAAAAATACGAAATAGTGATCGTCATCACTTTTTAGACAAACAAGGTGGTAATTTGCGTAATTTTGCTGATTTTCAAACCCAAAATACACGTAAAGTTCGCAGTGATATTAATACTACTAGTTATGTACCCATGGGAAAAACCATGGCCATACCAAAAGAACATTTATAAACTATACGTAAAATGATATAAAAAATAATTATGAAATAGCAACTTTGTCTGGAGAATTAAGTAATGGAAGATGAAAATAGGATCGACTTAATTATGTAATAAGATTATGCCAATAAAAAGTGTTTGAAAATAATTCATTAATTTATATTTTTGATAAGTATTACCTGATTGTAAAATCCAGAAAAGTAGAAGTGTACTAAATTATTAATTAATTAATTAATTAATTAAAAAAATAGAATATAATTAATTAAAAAAATAGAATATAATTAATTTCTGCATAAGAAAAATATATGCGTCTAAAATAGATATGGAATCTAAATTCAATGAAATACAAAGTTATTTGAGAAATATTATTTCTTTAGATGAATATACATCTAAAAATAATATTAATAAAGGAAAGAAAGATCAATTATATCGTAAAGAGGTTCCTTTTCTATTTTTAGAAACATTATTTCAAGATTTATTTGAACTTAAATTAGATGAAGTAATAGAATATCATTTTTCAAAAACAACACTAACAAATCGAAACGCACAGCAAATTATTCAAAAACATAATGATGAACTAAAATCGTATTATATTCAATGTAAGCATAAATTATATTTAGAAAATTTGAATGAAAAAAAGATAATTACCTTATTAAGACAATTACTTCGCACACATGATTATGAACTGAAGACCAAGGAAAAGTACGATAATGGTAAAAAATTTTTACTATATACCATATCCAAAAAAAAAATAAAACTATTAAAAAAAATAAATTCCTTCATGAATTTTGATTAAATTATTCAAAATAAAAATCCAAGTCTATAGTAAGAAGAAAAATGGAATTTTTAAATTTCTTAAATCCCAACCAGGAACAAAATACGGAAAAAAGCCATTATTTTATTGGAAATGTAATAGATAATAAAAATTTAATTATTAAATTGAAAAATCTCAATAAAAAAATAAAGAAATCCTTTCAATTACAAGAGTCGCATCATAATAATTTATTTACTTCTAATTTAATATATTTAGGGTATTTTGATTATAACACGGCGCAAGTATATATGAATGATATTTACCAATATTTATTAACCTCAGTATCTAAGAAATTTTCTCCATTGGATTGTCAAATTACCAATTTTAAAATTGATCGCGACAGCACCTATTTCAAAATTGCTTTACAATATAAAGACCAACATGATTATTTAAGTCAATCAATTATTCCTTATTTATATCAGAAGGGTATTGTTCCGGTATTAGGAAATAAAAAATTTGATCGCAAAGGTACTATTGATTGTATTTTTTTTAAACATTCTAATATTATTAAATCAAAAAAATTTCGTATTAAAATGAACGTACCCACTGATGAATTCGTGATTCAAAACTTATGTTTAATCAAAGGAACACCTGTTAAATTACGCAGTGGTACTCCTTCCATTCATGATCAAATGACATATGAAGTAATTAGTGAATATAATTATCCCTTTCAAGGAAAATTGGGTTCTAATAATAATGTATCTTCCCTGATGAATCAATCGCCACCAGTAACATCCAATCAATCGAATAATAATATTAATGTGTCTAATATTCCTTCGTCACCTTTTAATGTGAATAATAATAACAAAAATTCCAATAATAGTAATAGCAATACATTAGGTAAGAATAATAATAACAAAAATTTAAACAATAATAACAACAAGACCACTTCCAATAATAAAAATAATTTAAATAATAATAAAAATAATTTAAATAATAATAAAAATAATTCCACCAATAATAATAAAAATAATTCTAAGAAAAAGAATCAGGGACTCATGAATCTATTTCGATAAATAAAAAAGAACTATAGAGTATATCTATCATTTATTATATTGATATGAAAAATCATATCAATATAATCCATATAAATAAATCAAGTCTCCTATGCTCACCTTATACATTATTATATTTTTTCATGAATTTACTTTTTCTTTTTTTTATCACAAATATAGTAAATAAGTTTATAAATTAGATACAGTAATATTATAAGGATTCCTAAAATTAGTAAGAAAAGAACAAAAGAGAAAAATTTCGCATAAAAATAAAACCAATTAAAACCAGGTTGTGGTCTTTTATCTAATTCCACTTGTTTCACAATATATAAGAAAAAATTTTTCAATCCTAAAAAGGAGGGCCAGTTTTTCTGATTTTCTGTTTCACTAAAAATTTGCGTACATAAAGGTTGCCCATATACATATCGTTTCCAAGAAGCATTTGTGTAAATATCCCAGTCTTTAATGCGATTATGATTTTTAGATAATGTTTCTTTCATAAATTGCGTGGAATAAATCATACAATGTGTTCCGGTGGAAGCAAATGAATAATAAAAAGAATCATTGATCGGAAATACAATGAGCGGCAAAGAACCGAGACTTAAGCAGTAAGATTTCTCCCGATGTTGGTGGCAAAATTCATTAATTTTGGAAACATGTTTCAAATAAGTAATTTCCTTATCAAAAATAAAATCGTCTTCAAGGATCATGATCGATTTGTAATTATGTTGTTGGGCATGTTTAAATACTTCAAAATTAGCGTGAATTAAATCAACGGAAGAGTTCTTTTTTTGTAATGGCTTGGAACAAGCTTTGTATCCTTCGTTAAAGACAACATAAATTTTCTTAGAAGGTTTTACTGCACTTAATTGTTTGTGTATATTATTGAAGCGCCCTTTGTTCTGCATGGTTAAGACATAGGTAGCGTCAATAGATTTGTCAAATATTCCATATTTGAAAGTGAGTTCTTTAAAATGATAACAATGACTCATTATACTATACAATGAGTTATTTTCTATGAAAGATAAATGCGATTTATAATAAATTAGTTAGGGTTTATTAGTAGGTTTTACACTTTTTAATAAATTTTCAATTTGTTTAAGTTTTCCATTATATACTCCTTTTATTATACCAAATTTTTTTTTATTATTATTATTAGTTGGATTTATAGTACTTAATTTTTCTATTCCATTCAACAATCTATCTCTTGTTGTCTGTAATCCTACTCTATTATTTTGAGATTTAGCATTTGTAGGAACTTTATAATTTTTTAATTTTCCTTGTAAATTATTTAAAATTTGTTTATTTGGACTACCATTTTTATTACTTGAACTGGTTAATACTACTCCATTATTTCTTTTAGCTAATGCTTTTTGTACGTCAGTAGATGCATTAGTACTACGTTGAATTGTAGAATTGCTACCATTTAAATTTAAATTTTTTGTTCCTATTAATTGGACTAAAGATTTTTTCATATTAGAGAACTTACTTATTTGTCCATTAAGATCTTCATTCATCATATTAATAGTTTCTGTTAGTTTATCAATTAAATTAGTAAGTTGATTCTGCACATTTTTAGATAAATTATTTTGTACATTTTTTTTTAATTGTGCAGATTGTTTAATTATTTTATTTGTTAATACTTCTAAATCTTTAGCAGAGGTATTAATTTTAGAGTTTAAATTTTTAATTTTATTTTGAATATTATTACTATATTTTTTTATCTTATTATTTATAGTTTGTATTTGATTTGTAATTTTTTGACCTTCTTCATTAAAATTTTTATTTAATTTTGTAGTATTATATTTAAGAGTATTCAAAGATTGTTTTATATTTTGAAAAGAATTTAATAATGTTTTACTATTATTTAAAGATTTTTTAATGATAGTTTGTTTATTTTTCAAATTTTCAAATTCTGTTTTAATTTGTTTAATGTTAGTATTAGCTAATGCTTTATTTAATTTTGTAGAAATATTTAATAATACTTGCGTAGTACCTTCTATATTTTTATTTATTTCAGTTATTGCACTAGAATATACACGAGTTATATAATTATTAATTAAATCATTTGAACTTTTCTCATATTCTTGTTGTTTATTTTTTAAATTAGTTAATTTTTCACCTATTGATTGTAGAATATTATTTAATTTAATTTTACGTAGTTCAACTTGTTCATATATTGCATTTATATTATTCTGATTTAAACTTTTAGTTTTTACAGTATTTGATTTTTCAAAATTTGCCTGATTCATAATTTGAACTTTAAGTAAATTATTAGCTTGATTTAATATATTAGTTATAAAATTTATTTTATCAGTATATTTTTTTCTATTACTAATAATTTTTTTAAGTTTATTTTCTAAACTATTATTTTGATTATTTTTTGTAATATTTACATTCATACTACTTTGAGATAAATTATACGATTTCATAAACGATTTATAAGATTCAATCCATTTAGTAGGAATGGATAAATTAGTATTTTTCATGTTATTTGTACTTTTTATGTTATTGTTAGTTTTACTTGTACCTACTTTTGAACGATTAATAGGTATATTTTGTATTGATTTCTTATTAGCTGCTACTTTTTTTAATGCATTTTTATATTGACCCATTTTGTTCATACTTATTGGTTCACCAGAAAAACTTGCTAAATTTTGAGCAGTTAAATTATTAATTTTCTTATTACTTCCTGTACCTGATTTAATTGTTCCATTCGCTCTCACGGCATTTTTTAATTTATTAGTTAAAATTCCATTCCCCGGTGAATTCATTTTTATTTATAATTTAAACTTAGAAAAAAAATCCTAATTGTATTTAAAATTATTTTCCTTAAATAATATAGAGATGACAGGTGGAATTATGCAGCTTGTGACCCAGGGGGCCCAAGATATTTATCTTGTTGGTAACCCATCCATTACTTATTTTAAAACTGTTTATAAAAGACATACTCCATTCGGTACCGAATATATTAATTTATTTTTTGATCCCGCAGCAACTTTTACACCCACCCAGCAAACCAAAGCCACTTGTGAAATTGATCGTAATGGTGATTTAGTCTATGACACCTATGTCACCTATGAGCTTCCCGCCATTTTTACCAATAACAAAATTCCTTTTTCATGGGCCGAAAGTGTCGGTACCAAAATCATTAATGAAGCGAGTGTTCGCTTTGACGGTACCCAAATTGATATTCAAACCGGCGATTACATGAAAGTTTATTATGACCTGGCGCACAGTGGCACACAACAATTTAAATACAATCGTCTGGTGGGTAATATGCCCGAATTACAAAACTCCGGGCAAAATCTTTCCGATGACATTAACGACCAAGACTTGGCCATTTTGGCATATAAACTATATATTCCCCTACAATTCTGGTTCTGTACAGATCCCGGCTCCGCAGTTCCCTTAATTGCGCTGCAATATAATAAAATGTATTTAGATATCACTTTTAATCAATTGAACGATTTAATTCGCATTGGATCTCCTCCAGTATCGCCCCAAAGATTGTTCGGTGATTATGATAATACTGACTTCAATTTAACCATTCGAAATTATCTATTAAGTCAAGGATACGACCAAACCAATGTCATCTATTATTTTACGCAAAATAACTGGAATGGAAATAGTAATATCTTGGCCAATTATATATTTTTAGGCGATGAAGAACGTCAAATGTTTGCGCAAACTTCCCATGAATATTTAATCACACAAACACAATTTAATTTCTTCCAAGGATTAAAGAAGGGTCCCAATACTGTGGGGACGACTTTTAACCATCCAGTTTCAGAAGTTATCTGGTATTTAACGCGCGATGATCTTAATTTGTATAATGATTGGTATAATTTTACAGGAGTTATTAATACAGATTCATCAAGCCTTTATCAATATTTACGTAAAATTCCACTTTATAATAATTCTTATGTAGATTCAACTACACAAAAAATAACAACTGATTACGCTCCTTTAATTAAAGAACAAAATGGTATTTTAACCAATGCTTATACAAATATTCAATTACAAACATATTTTGGAGGATATTTCAATATTATGGAATCATTTCAGCCTATTTTAAATAATAATGATCGTGCCCAAGTATTTGATGCTAACTTTTATTCCAATTTGACACAATGGAGATATCACGCTGGTGCCACACAACAACCCGTGTATGTATTGCCTTTTGGAATTAAACCGGGAGCATTACAGCCATCTGGAACACAGAATTTTTCGCGATTGGGCAACCAATATTTTAAGATTAATATTGCAAATCAATTTCCTATAGAAGAGAAATTCAATTGTTATATGTTTGCACGAAATTATAATGTATTACGAATAATGGGTGGTATTGGTTCCATTGTATTTTCCAATTAAGCAATCATAAATAGATTCTTTTTATTTTTTATTTTTATAAGAAAATAAAAATAGATAAATAGAAAAATACATAAATAGAAAAATACATAAATAGAAAAACAAAAATTAATTAAAAATTAAAATCAAAAAAGAAAAAGAAAAATCTTATTCAATTATATATGTCAAGTATTACCAATAATAGTGATTTTACATTTGAATATGCTGTTTCTATTATTATTACATTATTAGTTTGTTCCATTACTATTCAACGTTCGCCCAAAATGAATACATTCGTCGTTATTATTTTAGGCTTAGTTGTATCCTATATTTCTCTATTGATTATGAACTTTTTATTTCCCAACATAAATAAATTTTTCCGAAGTATTTGGAATTATATTTCTTATATGTTTATGAATAATTTCAATAATACAGGTTATATTCACGTATGGCCTCCTGTATTAGCTGTTTTAATTATTTTCTTTGTTCTATTATATACTAAAAACTTAGGATAAATTAGAAAATAAAGGAAGACTATAGGAAATATTTTTATCGTGTATTTTTATTTTATTTCTGCATTTTTATTTTACCTTTTTCTTTTACCTTTTTCTTTTCTTTTTCAATTTATGCAGTAAATTTATTCTTGTGCATATATATGGAATCTTTTTGGGCTGGATTAATAAGTGGTATATTTCAAACAGTTGCAGGACATCCCTTAGATACATTGAAAGTATGGAAACAAAATAATTCACGCATCCAACCGTCCTTTTTCAATTTATATAAAGGAATTAAATATCCTTTAATCCAGAACCCATTATTATGTAGTTCCGGATTTTATACCAATGATCTATTACTGAAACACACAAATAATATTTATATAAGCAGTGGATTTGCTGGACTTGTTAATAGTATCATTTTAGCTCCGTTAGATTATTATAAAATACGTAAACAAGAACAATTAACAACAAATTTACTTCATAGTTATAAAAATTATTCGATTGTTGCTTCCCGTGAAATTCCAGCAAATTTTATTTATTTTAGTACTTATGATTCTTTACGAGAAAAAAAATATTCCATTGAATTATCGGGAGGAATAGCAGGTGTTTCTTCTTGGGGTTTAACGTATCCTTTTGACACACTAAAAACAAGAATGCAAACCCAAGTCCATTTGTCACTAATAAATGCTCTAAAACAAGGAAATTTATTTCAGGGATTTTCTTATTGCATTGTCCGTGCATTTATTGTCAATTCTATTGGTTTTAAAGTGTACGAAACAACGAAAGAATATTTGGGTAATATAAGAAATAAATGAAATAAATGAAATAAATGAAATAAATAAATAAAATAAGATCATAAAAATGTTAGAAATAATATTAAAATTAATATTAAAATTATTTATATATAATTTTTAATAATAAATTTTTATATATAAATAATATATACATGGAAGTAGATTGCACAAGTTTAGTTCAAAGATACTTATTATTAAAAAATCCTTTATATACTTTTAATTTTCCTATTTCCATCTTAGTGGCAATTATTGTTTTTGGATATTGTAGAGCTTATAAAGTTTCGGATAATTCTTATATTAACCAAATTTTAATTCCCATAGTTGCCTTATTATTATGTATGGTAATTTTAGATTTAGTATCACGTAGTATGATTTCGACTGGAGAAGTAGAACGTTTATCAAAATTATGTAGTTCATGGATGAATGACCCCAACAATAAAAAGAAAATTTTAACAGATAATGCGATTAACATGTTTGAAGTAGAACATTATACTGGACAAATTGAAAATTTTACTTCTATGGGAGATATACAAGAATCGAAAGATTATATTGATGAAGTAAATGTTAATTCTCTATCTGCTTCAGGTAATAAAATACTAGAACAAGATAAATCAATTTTTGACAATGTAAAGACAAATTTTATTACCAATCCCAAAATTGTAAATACATTATTAAGAAAAAATCCGGAATTTGAGAAAATACCTATTACACCTCAACAAAGTAACGCTATTGCATGTGTCGGAGATGATCAATCTAATCAATGCCATTTATGTTCTGGTATGGAAGAAAATCCCAACCAACTGGTAGCGCCTATTGCTGGACCTACATGGCTTCCTCAATCTGCGGAATCGGTTCAAAAACGTTTAAAACAGGGTCATTATACAGCCAATAAATGTGTCGGAGAACCACCATTTAAAAATTAAGACCTTAATTAATTTAATATTTTTATAAAATTTCAAAAAATATATAATATTTTTAAGAGTTTATTTTCTAAATGCAAATTTAATCTGCATTTAGGAAATTATGAATTAATAAATAAAATCACAAATAAATTATGAATAATTCATGAATAAATTATGAATAA